TCCTAAATAAAATGGATTCCCGTTTAATCCTTGTGTTACGGAAACAACCGCATCAGTTAAAAAGTTACTATGATAATCGTCTACATCTACAAAAAAATAATTTTCTACGGATGAACCATAGGATCCCTCGCTTACATAAGTGTTTGCGCCCTGATACGTTTGTTTTCTAAATCCAAGAGTCCATCCAGCCGTTTGTTGTAATAACAACCCCGATACACCAAAATCTAATGTAAAATTGGCTAAACTTACACTTGAAATGGTAGTTTTTGAAGTATTTGAATCAACAAGAATGGTAATGGGTACTACTACACTACTTCCAGTACTATCTGTTGCAGTAAGAACTGAAGGTGTTGTTATGTCGGTTGCATCGTAATTTCCTTCTGTAATTTTGATTGTTGTCGTGCCAACGTTGAATATATTATTTGTGGTTGTATCTGAAATATTATTCGTGGGTGTATCTGAAAACATATACCATGAATTCTGTATTTCAATGGACGATATTTTTAATGATGTTACGTTTTTGATATATTCAGGACAAGCATAAATAAAATCACTTGATTTTGTATAAGCATATTGAGGTCTAAATGTTGTATCTATACTTACCAGTCTAGAAACCGATTTTCGTTCAATTGGATTAATGCTTGTAAAAGGTATTATTTTAGATTCAAATAAACGTTCTTTTGCCTTTTTTAAAAAATCAGAAATGTCTTGTTTTGTTTTAAGATTTACTTGAAATTTAGTTAATTTGGTAGAAAGTTCAGATTCTTTTTTATCTACATCGGATTCTAAATATCCATAAGTTAAACCAAATAATTTTTCAATATCATGATTGGAATAATTATTTAGATTAAGATCAATGTTCATAATGTTAAATTACATTTTTAAAATATAAATTTCAACATAAAGATATGTATACAAAAATAATGTATGGAGGTGTTAAAAATTGCCGGAATTGGATGTCATGAATGGATGAAGTCCGTCCTAAAATGGAAACCCTTTGATAAAGTAAAATTTTGGGAACGATGTATTTCAATGAATATTATTTATGCAAAATTTTTTCAATCCATTGCCGCTAAATATAATTTACATACGGCAGTTCATACCATTCCTTATACTATGGAAGAAATATCGTATCCAGTAGACATTGATATTGTAGGTGTTATTGGGTCAGGTCTAATTTCTATTGTGTTTGAAGGTATATTGAACAAAGAACATGTAGTTATTAAAACAAAACGTAAACATATTGAAGAACGTGTTCATTCAAATTTATCTTCATTACGTCGTATTATTTCATGGATTCATTATTTTTATCCCAATCCTACCATGATGAATGCATATGAAGAAATTGTAGAGACGTTCAATCATCAAATGAATTTTGAAAAAGAAATGGAAAATCATGAACTTTTTAAAACATTATTTGAAACGGATGAAATCAAAGTACCTACTTTGTTGAAAGACAATTGTACTCCGGATCAAATTGTCATGACAAAATTGTATGGAACGCCACTTTGTTTTTTAACAGAGGAAGAAAAACAAAAGAATGTGGAACGATTGTCTAAATTAATTGTAAAAAGTATTACAGAACATGGATTTATTCATGCGGATTTACACGTTGGAAATTTATTATTTGATAAAGATTATTTAGGTATTATTGATTTTGGATTTATGATTCAGCTGTCGGTGCGTGAAAAAAAATTGTTGGTTGACTTGTTTAAACATTTTGGTCTAGGTGAATTGAAATCAGCTGCGGAAACAACAATGAATTTTATAGAGCCTGAAGAGGTTCGCCTTTTATTGGCAGAGGATGAAAAGGCAGACATTCATGATTATATTGTTCATATTTACCAATGTGCGCTTGAAGTAGACCAATGTTTCAGTGTATACGACTTGTCTCAAATTTCAAAAAAATTGCGAAAGTACTCATTGTCCTTTTCACCGCTTTTTTATAAAATGGCATTATCATTGAATTCGGTTGAATCGGTCATGACTAAATTGTCGGCATCGTCTGCCGATATTTTTATACATGCCATTATTTCTTTTTTATCATAATATAATATGAACATTGTTGTCTATATACATGTTTGTCAAAAAAAACAATGGACAAAATCATATGATTTACTTATGCGGAGTATTAAAAAATATGGATTATACGAAGAATTAAATGAAATACGTTTAGGTGTAGTAAATGATGGTGAGTTAATAAAAAATGAACGATTTGATGATCCCAAAATTAAAATTATTTATGTTGGAAAAAGTGATGAATACGAACGACCCACACTATTACATATGAAACGTTCTAGTTTTATAGATAAAGATACATTATATCTTTATTTACATACAAAAGGTATTGATCATTTTGGTACACCAAGAGAAAAGAGTGTAAAAAAATGGATTACTGATATGTTATATTGGAATGTAAAATTATGGAAAAAGGCAGTTCACGCATTACAAACAAATGATACGTATGGTTCTAATTTTTCTAAAAAACCAGAATCACATTATTCTGGTAATTTTTGGTGGGCTACAGCAAAACATGTACAAAAATTACCTAAATTTATTGAATCTTATTATATAGCTCCAGAAGTATGGATAAGTAAAACAAAAACAAAAAAAATGTATTGTGCTCACAATTGTGATCCACATTTTAAAAAACCTTACAATAAACAATATTCACGAAACAGAATAAAAACAATTAAATATAAACGTTAAAATATACTTCCTCCAAAATTAGATGGCATAGGTTCAAAGCTATCCGGAGATTGAGCATCTACTAACGGATTGTTAGGTCCAGCAAACATGGAATTAAAGTCGGGGTCTGGATTTTGAAGTGGATTGGAGGTGCCGGCATTTCTAGGAAGTAATTGTGGAGATGCCGTTGATGCTAACGGCTGAGTATGTTTAACTTTGACTGGTTTAGAGTCACCCATTAACCGATCCATAATAACGGATACTTTTTCGCCTAATTTAGACATACTTAACAATAAAATAAGCGATGGTAAAATAATAGTAATTACATTTTGGGCAGCATATTTAGTTCCACTTAAAGTAGGAATATAGGTAATAATTCTATGTAAAAATAACATACCAATAAATAAAACAATACATTGAATTGAAACTTCTAGAAATATAGCAATACTTCCTTTATCTTTATCTACAGCGGGCATATATTCATCTAATGCCTTGTTTAATAACGATATGAAAATAATGCCTAATATGGTATATTGAATAATGTTGACCATTTCATTTCGGCTATCTTGTTCAAAATTGAAAACATGAGAAACAAAAGAAGTTGATTCGGATTCGGACATTTTATTTATATGAAGAAAATTAAATTAGTTAAAATATAAAATTTATTATGATTTTAATTATATGTCTAAACAAGTTAAGGCGCAACCCACCATTTCTTTACCTGACGCTGTCATTAATTTAGCTCAACGATTGAAGCATCTTGAGTCCAAATCAATGACTCAATTTAAAACCATTGAGGAAAAATTAGGCGATCACGAGAATAAATTTATTGAAGATGCTCCTGATTTGGATCAAGTCGCTGAAATGTTCAAGTTGTTAAGTTCTAAAATTGACGGGTTAACGTCACGATTGGAAGAGGTTGAAAAGAAAAATGATATTAAGCCGCCTATTAAAAAGAAAGGGGGTACTGTCAAATTAAACGATTTAGAACCAACCGGCGGTATTTCTTTTAGTTAAAACTATGTATTAAATATTACCTGTAAAATATATTATGAATTTATCCATACTATGCACTATTTTTTTTGTGATTGTCATGTACATTCATATTTTTTTTCAATTAAAAACAAGCAATGATTTAGAAATATATGAAATTCAAATGCCATCTAAACAAAAATTAGAAGAAGTATGTAATTTCAAACAACCCGTTGTTTTTAATTATGTTGAAGAAACTTTAATGAATTGTAACGTATCTTCTTTACAAGAATATATAGCATTTGATGTAAACGTATTGGATGAAAATTATGTTAAAGTTCCATTACCATTAGAAAAAGCAATGGAACTTTTTAAAAAAAAACAATACGCCACCATGGACAATGCTACTTTTTTAAATGAAACCATGGCAAAACGCTATTTTACCATTACTGATTTAGCTCTTCGCCCACCCATGGTATCATCCATACATTACGACGTCATGTTTGGTAGTGAAAAATATACTACACGTTTACAATATAGTAAATATTATCGTAATTATTTTGTAGTCACTAGTGGTTCTATTACAATTAAACTTGCTCCACCACGAAACTCTATATTTTTGAATGAAATTACAAATTATGAAACACATGAATTTTATAGCAAATTTAACCCATGGACAGAACCAAATAAAAAGGTAAAATTTTTAGAAATTGTATTGTTGCCAGGACAACTTATTTATATACCTGCTTATTGGTGGTATAGTATACAATTGGATAAAGATGCTTGTGTATGTACGTATAAATACTCTACCATCATGAATGTTCTTGCTACATTACCTGACACGGCCATGGGATTTCTTCAACGCCAAAATACAACAACTAAACTATTACCTACCTTTTAACACAAAAAAGTTTAAATTGATTTAAAATAAATCGTATAGTATTAAACATGGAGCTATCAATTAACGATCTTTGTAATAAATGCGATGAACTTGGGCTTGTCCATACATCGTCTCAAACTAAAAAAGATTTAATTGACTTAATTCAATCTAAATTAATTCAATATGAAAGAGAAACACCTTATTTATCTAGCTTTTTAAAAAGTATACAAAATAAAAATGGAACATATAAACGTGTTTGTATATCTCCGTTACGATATGCTGGCGGAAAAACAAAAGCCGTTGGTTTAATACTACAAAATTTACCAAAATTAAAAGAAAAAAAAATTGTTTCCCCTTTCTTTGGAGGCGGGTCTGTTGAATTATGTCTTTCTCAAATGCTCGGATTTCAAGTCATTGGATACGACATTTTTAACATGCTGGTTAATTTTTGGAATGTTCTGATTCATCATAAAACCGAATTTATACAACAATTAAGTCAATTTGAAATTACCAAAGATGAATTTACGTACAATCGTCACGTATTACTTCATTATTGGGAAAAAATAAAACCGGCTGATTTAAATTATAAAACAATGAATAAATTAGATTTACGTTCGGAAGATTTGACTAAATTAGACAATGATCCAATTGCGCAAGCTGTTTACTATTATTACAACATGTCATTATCCTATGGCCCCATGTTTTTAGGATGGCCAAGTTCAAATGAAATGAATAAAGCTAAATTTACTAGACGTCTAGAAAAGATGAAATCATCCAATTTAGTTAATTTACAAGTACATTGTTCATCGTTTCAAGCCGTTTTAGAAAAACATACAACGGATTTCTTATTTTTAGACCCACCTTATTATCTAGAAGGTGATAGTAAAATGTTTAAAGGAATGTATCCCAATTGTAATTTTGCCATTCATCATCACGGATTTGATCATGTTAAATTGGCTGCTATGTTAAAAAATCATACAGGAGGCTTTTTAATGACGTATAATAATTGTTCTAAAATTAAAGAATTATACCATGATTGTATTTTTGAATATCCAGAATGGCAGTATACGTATGGACAAGGTGAAACACGTATTGGAAAAAATAGACAAGAAAATAAAGATAACATAAAAGAAAGTCATGAAATTATTATTATTAAATGGCCAAATGATTAAAAAAAATTGATTAAATATATTTTTACATAGATATATATTATGGATAACGTATATCAACCAGCATTATTATCGCGGAATATTAATTTACAAATGAATGAAATTGGTGGTGATATAACAGACTTGATGAAAAGTACAATGAAACAATTTGAAGGAAAGTGTTCTGAGGAAGGATACATTAAACGTGATTCCATTGAAATTGTTCGGTTTTCTTATGGCGTTATTAAAGGATCATCGGTTAAATTTCATGTTGTATTCAAATGTAATTTAGCAAATCCTGTTGCTGGACAAAAAATAAAATGTATTGTTGAAAATAATACAAAAGCCGGTGTAAAAGCAAGATTAGATTCTCGTGAAAATCCATTCATTATCTTTTTATCACGCGATCATCATTATCAAAATCCTAAATTTTCTGATTTAAAAGAAAGGGAATCTATTACCATTTCCGTATTAGGACAACGATATGATATTCATGATAAACAAATTGCGGTTATTGGATTATGGGAACAAGAAATTCCAATAGTACCTGAACTTGAGGAACCGCCTATCAAAAAACTCAAAGCTGAAAAACCTAAAGTATCTGAAAAAAAATCTAAAAGGGATGATAAAAAGGATGATTCTGAAAAAAAAGATAAGTTATATTTTTATTCAAAATCAGCTGTTACTAAACCAGGAAAAGGTACCAATGAATATGTTTCCGACCCTTCTAAATATACTGAATTATCTACCATTCCTGATTTTAGACAACAATTGAGCAACTTTGATATGAAACCATTTAGATGGACGGGGGAAGGAATATTAGAAACACCCTTTCCAGCAGATACAGAATGGAATACCATTGAACATGCGTATCAAGCATCTAAATTCAAAACAACAAAACATGATGATATTGCGAATGAATTTACATTAACTTCAGGATCAGATTTAGGTAAAGGAGATGGGGCTTTAGCACAACAAAATCGTAAAAAAATTAAAATTGATGTTGAAAGTATTAAAAAATGGGATTCAATGTCTGAAAGTGTCATGGCAGATATTGCTCGTGCTAAATATTCTCAAAATCCAGATCGTTTAAAAATGTTAAAATCTACAAATAACGCTGAATTATGGCATAGTATACCAAGATCAAGAAATGCCGTACGATTTATACATTTAGAAAAATTACGTGAAAATTTATAATTTTTAAACATTGGATCTTATATGGATAAAAAAGTGGTGGTATTTATTTTTATTTTTTTATGTTTAGTAGGAATTTCTATTTACTTTATTAAAAAAAAAATAAAAAAGAAGGAAGTGAACAATACAGAAAAATCATGTGAAATGTTATTTTTTTATACAACCTGGTGTCCATATAGTAAAAAATCAATGGTAGAATGGCATAAATTTAAATCAGAGTGGAATCGGAGAAAAATACACGGATATGAAATTTTATTTCAAGAAATTGATTGTGATATTAATGAATCTATGGCAGCTAAATACAATGTTGAAAAGTATCCCACTATTAAATTAATCAAAGATAATTTGATTATTGATTTTGATGCAAAACCTACCATTTCTACATTAACACAATTTTTAAATTCTAGCTTTGATTGATCGTGTTCGTTGTTTACGTAATTTCTTTTTACGCGACCCTCCAAACCCAAAAAATCCCAACAATCCCGAATTTGCTTGCGCTGCCGGTGCCTGTGCCTGTGCCTGTGCTTGTGCCTGTGCTTGTGCTTGTGCCTGTGCTTGTGCCTGTGCTTGTGCCTGTGCCTGTGTCGGTAATACTGGTGTTGATTGTAGTACTGGTGTTGATTGTAGTACTGGTGTTGATTGTAGTACTGGCGCTGGACGAACAAATGCTGGTGCCGGTTTTGACATTAGTCCAGTGTTAGTTCCGACATATTTTCCTAAACTTTTAACTCTGTTTACGCCATAATTACCTACACTAACAAGTGCATCAGTTACTCCTATACTACCCAATGTTTCTTCATTAAAATTGGTATAAATATCAAGCAATGCATTCTTTATTTTTTTTCCACGGGTTTTACATGTTATAGAACCACATGGATATTTACTTTTACTTTTATTTGTTGCTATATTTAGTAAACGATCCGCTACATTATATCCGCTTATAGCAGTTATAATACCACGTCTTAATTTTCCAGGTTGATCATTTATTTCCGAAATTTCATCTGAAAATTCATCTTTTTCTTTTTTTAAATAATTTGGATCTGGTGAAATATTATCTTGAGAATCTTTTAACATTTCATCTGTTAATCTTTTTGTTAATTCAGCACTTTCTTGAGGTGTTAATTTATCTTTTTTATTTTCTAAAAATTTTATTATTTTTTGGCGCTGGGGTTTATTGCCTCTTATGTCAAATAGTTTTCTTGTTTTTAAATCACGATATTCTTTACTCTTGTCCGCATATTGTTGTTTTATTCCAGATAATTCATTTTCCTTTGTAACAATTTCATTGACTATACTTTGTGATGTAGCATCTAATGCTAATTTTGCATCCTGTTCTGATTGAATCTGTTCCGGAGTTTTGCTTTTGAACATATTAAACATATACTATTACTCACTATTTTTTTTTACATTCGCTATAAAAAAAACAACTAAATAAAATGGAAATTTGTTTTGAAAATGGATCATTGTATTTTTCTGGATGGAATTGTAATCCGTAAAATGGATATTGCTTAAATTCAATCATATTGATAAAATTGGATTCAGTAGAAACAATAGTTATATTTTTATTAGGTACAATATCAAACCCAAATGTATGAGAATGAATAGCGCAAAGACGCGTTTCCATTTCTGGAATGATCCATGTTGGAAAAAAAGATTTTATACGCGAATCTTTCATTTTGATAGTGGACACGCCTTTTAATTTATGAGGTTGTAAATAATCAAATATGTGCTCTATTGGTCTATTTTGTTGAAACAACATTAACATTTCAAATCCTAAACACGTACCCCAAATTGGAAAATATCTTCCTTGATTGTTATATTGTTTAATTTGACTATAAGCATGATGTAATGTAGTTACGTAGGTAATGCGTTGTTTATCTGTATATTTTTTTTTATTATTAATACTTCCTCCTGTAAATACAATACCAGATATGGTAGATAAGATAGATGTTAATTCTGACAAGGATACATTATACGGAATGATACATGCTTTCGCACCAGATGATTCAATCCATTTTACATAATTATGTATTTTAGATGAAATAAACGGATGTTTGGGTAATTCAATAATACCAATCATAGTTAAAAAAAATATAATTAATTTAAAAATTTATAAAACGTTTTTTTCCCACCTTTTAATACATTTGTAACACCTGATGGCAATGGATTATTGTCTGATATAAAATACATGAATGAAGCTCCCATAATCATTACAACAACAATTAATAAAATAATGGCTAATATTGAACTAGGGTGCATATTATGTAAAATATTTTAATCTTAATTTACGAAGCTCATTCAAAGAAGGTTTGGGTTCATCTAATTCCTGTTTAGGTTCATCTTCCTGTTTGGCATCTTCCTGTTTGGGTTTATCTGGTTCTAAAAAGTGTACATTTTTATTTTTATGTATTTTTTTTTCTAAATCTTTTTGTTCTGATTGTAAATAGGCAAGATCTTGTTCATGTTTTAAAGATTGTTCATGGTTCTGGTTCAACGATATATTTTGTAATTGAATAAATTCATCAATACTCATGTCAGAATCACAAAATTGGGACAAATCGGTCAAATCCATGTTTATAAAAATTATAAAAATATTTTCTTTTCAATTTTTTAAAAAAGGTGTATAAAATGTATCTTTTCGTTTTATCTTTAACGAGCCCGTGGCGAAAACGGCGAGCGTTTAATGTCATAGTCAAGGGTGTCAATGTGTACTGCTGGATCGTAAGAAAATTCATTTTTGTATAATTTAAACCATTCCGCCCAGTTAGGATCATTGACGGCGGTTTCGTCCATAAAGTTGTATCCGGCGTCTTTGTCTTCGACAAGGCAACCCCCACTGCGCATCAACTTACCAGGTGGCAGAAAATGGCCATCATGATTGTCGCAGCGCGCTAATGCCGGAGGAGCAGGAAAATTTTTTCCGAAACGATCAAAATACCCTGTAACCTTCGTAGCCATGTCTGGAGATGTACATGTTGTAGATGAGGATGGTTTCAATTTATTTAAAATCCGTTGCATATATTTTTATTTATATTTTTTGTAGACAACATAGAACGACTATAATCCGTATAATTATTCTCAATATCACTAAATCCTGGAAGTTGAACAATCGTAAGCGGTGTTAATATATACCATTGATCTTTATTTTGTAAACGTTTCCAATACATGTCAATGGCATATAAAGATCTATTTGAACATTCGGTTAATAATACAAGAGATTCATTAAAATTTTTCAATAATGTATCATAATAATGATCTTTTACAATGTATCCAGTTGTTGTTTGGGCATTAAATACACGAGCATAATATTTATGGATTTGTTGGAAAGGTGGTGCCATATTACTTCCTAAAAGGAGTACATCCCAATGAATAGATTCATTCAAAAAATGGGAAAGAGATGTTTTAAATATATCTAAATTTGTAAACGTAATGTCATCTTCTACGACACAAACACTTTTCCATTGATTTAGTTTGGCATGTTCAATACATTGAATGTGACTCATGATACATCCCAAAGCACCATTTTTATGAAGAATAGCCGGCATTCGTGTACCCATAATACCAAGTACTTTTAATTGATTTTCAACATGTGCTCTGCGATCGGTACGATGATTTAAATTAATATAAAGAACATGATCCATAAAATTATTTTATTTTTTTAAAATAATTTTGTAAACGTAAAACAAATTATTTTAAAACAATAATGTATGGATTATCCTAGTACTCAATATGCTGAACAACGGCGTTTAGAAATAGTTACCCAAATACCAGAAATGATGTATAATGCTCCTACAATAGATATAACGCCTCATGACCAACTTACACCTATTCCAACTGGTAGAAAAGTTGCTGTTAATAATTTTGAACCATTAAGGGGAAACGATCCTTATAGTAACTATTGTAGATCTCAACAAATACTTCATATAGTTTGGACACATGATGATGATAACATAAAAAATACCACAACAACTAATACAACATGTAATACTAATTTACCTCCTGGTACAGAAGGACAATACTCTTATAATTGTGTTACAATTAAATTATGTTATTTTCTGCCGGCGGATACACCTTTAGAAAATTTTAATTTTAATTTTGAAAGTAAACCAGAATATAGTGTTGTTCCCTATCGATTTAATCATCAAGTCATTTTTTTTGGACAAACTAAAAATTTATTTAATATGTATATTTCGTTAAAATTAGTGTTACGTTTTGAAAGAATTCTTGCAGAATGGGGTAATTCATTAGGCATAGAACTTGTGCGAAATGGTGGTTATGGTCCACGCCAATTAATTACACAAGTTCGAGGAGGCACAGAATCAGAAATTAAAATACAATTATGTGTACAAGATGAATATTTTTATTGGGCAGTTGAAACATTATTAAGAAATTACAGAGAACTTGTAGAAAGGGGAATGTTTGCATTTAAATTTATATATTTAATAGGTGAATCAAAAATATATTCCATAAGTGAAACATTTCCAGATATTGAACCAACTGGACCCATTGAAACCTATGTTCAAAATGGTCAAACTTATCGACGCGAATTATTAACATCTCCAAACATAGTCATTTATTTAAATAGATCAGTTAGTAATATATCTGGCTTTGTATCTAAATTAATAGAATTATTTCCAGATGAACATAATATATCATCTGGTGTTCCAAGATTTAACATACGAATTAACAACAATATATTTTTTTCAACGGGTGGTGGCAATGAACATAAATTTGTTTCAGTTCGTAGATTGACTGAAGGATTTACACCAACTGAATATGCTATATTAAAAAGACAACCTGAATTATATCCAACACATGCTCTTTTTAGTAGATATTTAACTGGTCATGATGTAATTGAAGGCGATCATATAAATAATATTCAAAGTTATAAATACATGTTTAATAGACAGGCATCATTTAAACAAGAATTTGAACGTGTAGGATTAGGTGAAATTTACAATAACATATTTACAAAGTTTGGTATTCCGTCATTTGAAAGTTTATATCCGGATGAGTTTTCACCTAGTACAGGCGCAGAAAGTGTGCCAGTTAGGGCAGCACAATCAACACCTGCAGCTGAAGAATCAAGTTCTGAAGATGATACAGATGGCGGGTTTAAACCTAAAAAAAATAAAGGTTTTAGGTTTACTCGTGTATCAAAAAGTCATAAACGTACTAAGAAGAATCGCATGCGACGCACATGGAGTTTAAAATATAAACGCAGTATTAATTGTAAACGACCAAAGGGATTTTCTCAAAAACAACATTGTAAATATGGTAGAAAAAATAAAATGTAATTGTATGGATTATCCTGGTACTCAATATGCTCAACAGCGACCATTAGATATAATTACTGAATTACCGGAAATAATGTTTAATGGTGCACTTATCAAAACAACTGCTTTTTCAACACCTAACAACCACCAACCATCACCTAAATCAAGAAAAGTAATATTTTGGACAAATGATACACCTAATTTAGAAATGATTACTACTACAGATAAAATGTGTAATAGTAATTTACCTCCGGGTACAGAAGAACAATATACCTATAATTGTATCTTAACAAAATTATGTTATTATCTTCCACCTTCAACATCCTTAGAAAATTTTAATTTTAATTTTGAAAGTAAACCAATCTATAGTGTTGTTCCATATGATTTTAATCATCAAGTTATTTTTTTTGGACAAGTTAAACATTTATTTAACATGTACATTTCATTATTTTTAGTTGAAAAATTAGAAGGAATTCTTGTGACATGGGGAAATTCATTAGGTGTACAGCTTGTACGAAATACATTACCAGGATCTCTGGGTCCTTCTCAATTAATTACACCCTTTACAGGCACCTCTTCTCGGTCTATCAAAATTCAATTGTGTGTTCAAGATAACAATTTTTATTGGGCAATTGAAACGTTATTACGAAATTATACTGAACTTACAGAATTAGGTATGTCATGTTTCAAATTTGTATATTTACGCGGCGAATCAAAACTATTCTCCATTAGTGAAATATTTCCAGATATTATACCGAATGAACCCATTGAAACTTATAGAAATAATGGCAAAGAATATCGAAGAGAATTATTAAATCCTCCCAACATTGTAATTTATATTAGAGAAGACGTTACCTTACGCGGATCTATTTTACGTCCATTAGTATCTAAATTAACAGAATTATTTCCAGATGACCATAATGTATCAGTTGGCGTTCCGCGATTTAACATACGCCTTAACAAGAATATATTTTTTTCAACGGGTGGTGGCAATGAATTTAAATATGGAGCCACGGATACATTTTTACCAACAGAATATGATATATTAATAAAAACACCAGAATTACATGCAACACATGCTATTTTTAGTAAATATTTAACAGGACATGATATTATTGAGGATGGACGTATAAATAATATTAGTAGTTATAACAATATATTTAGTGAAAAAACGTCATTTAAAGATCAATTTGAACGTTTTGGACTACTTGATTTTTACAACGACATATTCAGAAAATTAGGTATTGCTCCATTTGATACATCAGTTACAAGAAGAGCGCGTTTAGTTGTTCCCACTCTTTCTGCGTCCGTTGTAAGATCGTTGGCCGCAGAACCAGAACCTTTGCTTGTAGCAGAGTCAACATCATTGCCTGTAGCAGGACCGGTTGTACGCAAACGATTAGAAGTACCAACGTTAAATCATGCTGGGATGTCAAAACGTAAATCTAAAAAAAAAAGACGTAAAACAAAACGTATAAATAGAATATACTTAAAACATACATAAAATGTAGACAACAAAGTAATATAAATGGGAATCCCAAGCTATTTTTCGTACATTATCCGAAAATATCCCACCATTGTGTCCAAATTAAACTACAGAGTTGATAATTTTTATTTGGACAGCAACTCCATTATTTATGATATGGTAGCCAAAATGGGTACCATTCATGAAGATGTATTGATTCAAAATGTATGCAACAAAATTGATGAATATCTAAGTTTGGTTCAACCCAAACGCGTTTATATTGCCTTTGATGGAATACCACCCATGGCAAAAATTAAACAACAACGTGAACGGCGTTATAAAGGCTGGATTCTTCAAAACATGACTAAACAAAAAGAATGGAATACGATTCAAATTACACCTGGAACAACGTTTATGAAAAAATTAAATATACAATTAACTCAACATTTTAATTTGTATAGTAAAAATTATGAATTTTTTAAATTATCTACAAGTGAAGATTATGGTGAAGGTGAACACAAAATTTTTGAACATATCCGAACCCATCCCGAAATACATAAAAACACAAAAACATTAATTTATGGATTAGATTCAGATTTAATTGTGTTGGGATTAAACCATTTAAAATATGGTGAGATTAAATTGTTACGCGAATCTCCGGCTTTCATGATGACTGGAGATGAATTACATGTTCTGGATGTACCTAAATTGGCCGAAGGAATTAAAGAAATTGTAGGAGACAATCGGTTATCTGATTATATTTTCATGACTTTTTTTCTAGGTAATGATTTCATGCCACATTTTCCAGCACTTAATTTAAGAACTCGCGGGTTTGATTTATTGTTGTATACCTACAATGCGTGTGTATTACCATATGAATCGTTAACGAGTAATGGCGCCATTCATTGGAATATAGTTCAAAAATTAATAAATGGATTGGCAGAACGTGAGCATTCGGCCATTACATCAGAATATCATAGTCGTAATAGGTTTATTGCGGATACGTCTACAGAAGAAGCGCAACACAATAATACACCTATGATCAAACGTGAAAAAGAATTATTCATCTGTCCTATACGAACTGGATGGGAAAATAGATATTATAATACATTATTAAAAACAACAGACCTTCCTGACATTTGTAATCATTACATGTCCATGTTAGAATGGAATATGATCTATTATACAACAGGTTGTGTAAATTGGCAAATTTATTATCCTTATATGTACCCACCTTTATTATCTGATTTAAAAAATTATGTTCCAAAGGTGTCTACCTTGGAATACAACAATACACGAATGGATGAAAAAGACGTTTTGCGTTATGTATTGCCTACCATATATCATTCCTTCATACCATGCGAAGAATCAAAAGATGAAAAAGTTCCCACATTAGAATGGTCCTATTGTAGATATATTTGGGAAAGTCATGTATGTTTTATTTAAAAAAGTATATAATGTAAAATGTTATAAAGGTATATATTGTTTGATGTATATGTGGAAAGTTTTGTTTTTATCATTGATGTGTAATGCGGTAAAAATTCGTTTATGTGAGATTAAACCTGAGATTAAACCCATAAGATTTAAACCTATTGGCGAAAATCAGATAAATTATTGTAATTTATTGGCAGATAAAGAGGTTTCCATTTTGGCTGGTATTGGGCCTGCCGGATGTGGTAAGACAGCTTTTGCTTGTCATGCCGCTGTAAAGGCCTTGAGTATGGGAGAAGTTGATCGTGTTGTATTGACCCGACCTTTAGTAAGTGTAGATGAAGAGTTGGGGTTTTTACCCGGTTCTATAGAACAAAAAATGGATCCTTGGATTCGTCCTATGATGGATATTATGAGAGAATTTTATACAAGCAATGAAATACGGCGCTTTATAGAGGATGGAACCATTGAGATTTCACCCTTGGCCTATATGCGCGGAAGAACCTTTCGCAGAGCATTTTTGATTGCGGATGAAATGCAAAATTCTTCTCCAAATCAGATGCTTATGATGTTGACGCGTGTTGGCGAAAGTTCGCGATTGATCATTACGGGTGATTTATTACAAAGTGATAGGATGGAAGCAAATGGATTGGCGGATTTTTATAATCGTGCTAAAAAATGTAATGACACAACAATTCAGTATGTTAACTTTGGTATAGATGATGTTCAGCGGAGTCCTGTAGTTGCTTCTATTTTGAGATTATATGAAACTAAATAACGGATGTAATTAAACAAATCAAATATAAAATATCTTTTTCTAACGTAAACGTCAACGTCCAATCGTTCAAATACTTTTTGTTATGAACACAAATTAGCCCTTCTATGTTGATATATAAATTAGAATCATAATGAATAATTTTAAAAATAGGAGGCCGAAATACATCCTCGTAATGTATTTCTAGTGTACATATAAAGTGTTTATGTAAATAAGACGAAATGAGTTGTTCTATGTCTTCGGGTATTCCACTAAATGTGTACACAAAGTTTTTTTTATGCCATACATCTAAATGAAACGTATTTAGATTTATGCGACGAAGATTGTACTTTCCATTAACATTAAAATATTCATGTAAAGGTTTTCCATCAAGACTTCTTTCAAGCATTCTTGTGAAACATGCCATGCGGCGCTCAATTGTCATTTTTTCTTGACATTATATTATTTTAATTGTTTCAATTTTATTTTTTACGTTTTGAGTTTTAGACTATATTGCTTGTTACTGGTGTGGGACTTAATGGAAGTGGAGCAACATAATCTGGATTAAAAAAAGATTGGCCTTTACTATACCAATCATTTACCATATCATCTGTAATAAATGGTAATGTAGAAAGCATAGTGTTTAACTCTTCATTTGTTTTAGATTCAACCTCTTCTAACGTCAATGGGGTACCTCTTAATACATAACACCCTGGATTTTTATTATATGGAGTTTTTGGAATTGTTGGATTATCATACCATAATATTCTCGAACCAATTTCATTGTACCATTTTGATCTAGAATCATCTATTCTTTTACCATCATAACTATATTCACGCTTATTATTTACATCAGTATGTGTCAATTTAGATACAGCCTTTGGACTTTTAAAAAACTCATTTAATTCTATTCTTACTTTATTAGGTATTTTAAATCCTTTTTGGTCATATTTGTCAAATTTACTAATATCATATTTATGAACCGCTTCTTTACAACCATGTAACATGGGTGATTTTTCTTTATCATATTCTATATTTGGGTCAATTAAATTAGTATAAGAACATGCCATATTACTACTTTTAATTGTTTTTTTTGTATTTTTAGTAAAACCACCTCCTCTTTTTCGATTTCTACGACTTTTCATATATTATAAGATTAAAAAAAAGTGTTAGTGTTTTTAAGTTTTATTGCGTTTGTGTCTAGAATTTCTTACTCCGCTTCCACCACTGCCAGTAGATAAACTATTTGATTTATAAAATACTTGGGCGTTGTTGGTAAACTGCAGTCGTGACAATGAAACATTTGGTTTTGAAATAAAAACAATATTTTTATCCATAATATACTAAATATTTTTATTGTATAACATTATATGAGTATTATTGAATATATTCGTAAAGTACGATCATTGCCTATTGTACTTACAACAAGTCCATTACATGAATATTTATCCATTGTCAATATAAGTACTACCTATCATAAAACATTTTTAACAAACGAACCGGATAGTTGTGAACAACAAGAGGATTGTACTGAACCATGTCAAGAATATTCATCTAGTAAAGGATTCATGTGTGTTCATCCATCTAGAATACGCACCTTTCATGATAAAAAGGAATTAGGTTTTGTATTTTTATCTAAAATAACAAATCGTCCCTTTGTTGTGTTAGATTCTACGTTATATCGAAGTGATTTATTTTATAAAATTATTTTATCTAAAGACACTAATGTTGTATATGTAATGTTTAATATGGGACGTGTTATACCTAAAGATGAATTATATTCATTCAAAGATATGAATGTATTGTATTCAAAATTAATTCAAAATACGTCACCTAATAATAAAATTGTATTGTGCGGCCATTCTATGGGTGCGGTACAAGCATTACGCATGGCACTTTATTTATTTGAATATCATCATGAGTTTTTTGTAAATATTCAAGTAATTGTTACAGGACCATATAAATGGTTACATCCAAATTCAAAATTTACACATTTACCTAATGTACATGTTTATTTTACTGGATATCAAGATCAACTAGATACATTTGCTTCACAAAATGATGGTTTGGAACATTATGTTCCTTATACATTTGTTACTTTAAACAAGCGCCAGGAATGGTTTCATCAACCATCATCATTTGTCCCACGTGATTATGCTGAACCTATACACAACATTTTATTTTATAGTAAATTATTAGGAAAAGAAATCATTGGAGGTAAAACAAAAAAATATAAACGAAAACGTACTAAAAAAAATATACTATAGTTATATGCTTAATAAAATATGTATGCCAGCACTTATTTATTTAATTTTTTCATTTACCCATGTTGTTATTGATACATATAAAGGATTATACAACACTGCCATTATTGAAATATGGGTTGGTGTTGTATTTACCATATTATTAAATTTATTATGTAGTGCTGGATTAGGTATTGTTTCTTGGTTAATTATTTCAATTCCTTTTATTTTAATGTCATTGATTGCTTCTATTATTTTATTTTCGTTTGAACTTGATCCTGCTACAGGAAAAGCCGTTGTACAACCTCAACCACCTCAAGGCCAACCACCTCAAGGCCAACCACCTCAAGGCCAACCACCTCAAGGCCAACCACCTCCTCAAGGCCAACCACCTCAAAACCCTCCTTCTAATTATTCGTATCCAATATCGGTTTTATATGTTTAAACCGCTGAAATGATTTCCCCATTTTTATAAACATAACATTTAAATGTTTGCTTTTTTGGCTTTGAACAATATACATCGTTACTTGATGACGTATTAAAATATAATAATTTATGACCAGCACTTTGTATAATCATATAACAAATCCATCCGTAAGCTAAACCAAACACGGATCCTATGAATATTCCTTTGGATGTAATACACAACATTTTGGTTTTCATATAAGCATCTGACATGTACAAAAATAAAAATCCAAGAATAATATAATAATTCCAATCTTTATAATGTGCCATAGGGCACACAATGTACATTAACGTAAATAAAATAAAAAATGAAGATATTGATAAATTGGCCACTCCCGCAAGTTTAGGTATTAAATCTCTACCCCTTTTTACACAAGTGTCAGCAGTTTTAAAAAATCCTGATATTCCATGCATCATAGCAATTCCTATAATAGCACATCCTAACCATACAATTCCTTTAAAATCTTTATTGAATAATGATGCCATTACCATAAATGCGGCAATGAACACTGGATACAATTGCATGAAATCGGTGTACGTTAATATGTCTGAAAATACAACGGCATCTACTGGAGGTTCTATTTCTTCTGCATATACAACTGGTTGTGCCATATCATAGTAAAATACTTTTTATAATTTAGATCGTACATAATGAGTAACAAATACATAATCAAATTCTCCTAATTGAACATATACACCACGTTTAATTTTTTTTAAAACATCATAATTTCTATTACATGTTATAATATACAAATTACCTATTTGTCGTACACTTACATTTGTATTTAATAATCTTGAAAATACATGATCAACAAATAAAAGTGACACATTTTTTGTTGAAGTAAAACACAATTCCATATTAACTTACATTAATTTGGTTTAAGTTAATATTTTTTATTTTCTTGGCTGTACATAAGATGTATTGAACATACTTCTCCCTACACCAACACCACTTAGTTGGTTCATGATAAACAACTTGGTTTTACCATTTCCATTTGCTTTTGATTGATAATCGCGGTTTGTCCATGAATTAATACCAACGCGTGTTGCAATGTCTTGTTTTTTGTTTCCACCAAATGTATTTAAATTAACATTTGAATTGTAAACACTTGACGAAGCATTACCAGCACCCATCATTCGTGATTTTGGCATATTATATACCTTTAAATTTATTTTTGCCTAATAAGGGAATCGAACCCTCGACCTCTGCTTTACAAGAGCAGTGCTCTACCACTAAGCTAACCAGGCAAAATAACCCAACACGGGACTCGAACCCGCAACCCCCAGATTAGAAGTCTGATGCTCTATCCATTGAGCTAATTGGGCGTTCTCTAGTCGGGAATCGAACCCGAGACATCTGTGTGGAAAACAGACATTTTACCACTAAACTACTAGAGATTTACATTCTTTATATAAAAAATATTTTGTATAAATACGCATTTCCTAATATATTACAAAAAAATATTTTTTTTAGTTTTTTTATAAATATGTTTATTTTTTTTAGTTTTACCACCCATAAACGGATTATGAAATTTTTTATCTGGCGGTGTTGATAAATCAAGTAACGTTTGATTAAGTAAACGTACCATACTATAGTATGTCGATTTTATGTCACATGTTTCCACAATATTTTCTTTTACTTTTTCACCACGATGAATAAATAAAAATCCATTGAATGATAAATCCAATTTTTCAGTTCCTTCAAATATATAATGTTTACTTTCTTTATCAATATCTTTCCATAATATAGTAGATTCTGTTTCAAGCCAACTATTTTTAATTTGAAACGATTTATTTTGTTCATCTATACCAGTAATTAAAAAAATGTGTCCAGATTTTGGACGTCTATATGACAAACCAACATATAAATTGTTTTGTCTATAATAACGAATCAATAATCCAAGTGATGTATTTTCTTTAGATGTAAGATTATCAAGTAAATCTACTGATGTACAACTTATGGATGGAAATGTAAATCCATTAAAAAAATCAATAATTGTTTGGTAGATCACATGTCCCTTTTTAAATCTTTCTAAAAATGGTTTTGAAAATATTTCTTCATGAGGAAGTTTGTGTATATTACTCAAAAATAAAATTAATTTGTTTGTCATGGAATAATATTCATGTGTACTTACACCCAATATTCCATAAATAGATACAAGATGATAGTACATGAATAAAAATAAACTTATTTTTAAAAAAATTTCAGGTCCACAATTTTTAGAATTAAAATAATCATCTCTATCTTTACTAATTTCAACGGGATCAGTAGATAACATTTTTATACAATCGGGATGTTTAATATCACCCTTATCTGTTTTAATATCTAATATATTTTGTATGATCAAACGTACATATGCGTGAGCATAACATGTACCTTGGTCGCCTTGATCCGTATGAAAATCTGAAGTCGATTTTAATAACATAGGAGGATCTAAAGGTGGTAAATCATCTATGTAAGGTTTAAATTTTAATTGTTGTTCAGGTAGTAATGTTTTGTATAATTCATGAATATTTTTATATATAGTAGCATTTATTTCTTTTTTATACATGGTCATTTGTTTCCATAGTAAATTTTCAGGTATATCAGGAATATTTATAAATGATTTATGTTCATCATCATAAATGCTTGCTCCATATATATTAATAATTGATTTATCCGTATCTAAATTATATAATAAATCAAACCATATTTTATTCTTGATGATAACGGCTGCCATGAGAGCTGTATCTCCTGAATAATCCACGTCATCAAACGCAGTAGATGGTTTATCACTTGGTAACTCGGAGGATTGATAAGCAGATATTAATTTTTGTTGAATATCACGATATAGTATATCATTTAAAACAGCAATGATTAATGCAGTTTGACCTATATAATTTTTAACACGAACATCAATGGATGTATTATCTAATAATAAGTTTACAATTCTAAAATTTTTACTTATAAGAGATAACATTAATGGTGTAAAACCTTCTTTATTAGGTATATTTATCAACCCATTATATTTATCAATGTCATAACTAAAATAAGTACACATTGAAATATAGCTTAATACATGATTTCCATGTGTATCCATTAATGATAAAAAATCAATGTCTACGCCAAGTTTATCAATTTCATTTAATAATTGATTGAAATATTCAACGTCATTTTTATAAGCAAGTGATAAAAAATTCTCACCTTGTTGATTACAAATCGTATACGTAAATGGAAGTTTAAATAGCGTAACAATGAACATAGGATTAATTTTTTTTAATATAAAAATAGATAATAAATTATTATGATGTTCATCTTTGTAGCTATAATGTTTTTTATTTAAAAATACAAAATTAGTTTTTGAATTAGGTGATAATTCTAATATAGGTTCTATATCACCATAAAGTATTTTATTTTGTTCATTTAATTTAATTGCGTTATTTTGTAAAAGTATATCGATTAACATTAATGGTAATTCATTAATAAACTCTCTATCATCACGAATATACTCTTCATGACCTTTTTGTTTGTAATGTTCAATTAATTTTTGTAATTGTAATAAATCCTTTTTATTTGATAATATTATTATTTGTTCCATTTGTTCATCCTTTAAATCTACATTAAGTTCTCTTAGTGCAATTAATTTTACGTTAGAGATTGACATATTTATTGTATATGAAACATGAGATTTTGCTTTGATTAATTGGATTGCTTCTTCTACATGATAATAAAAAAATATTGTATCTCCTTGTAAATTTTCTTCAACTGGAATATCATTTAAATATACATTGTTTTCATATGCTCGGTCTAATAATAATTTGAATATGGGCAGTGCCTTCTCACGTGTTGTTTTATCTACAACTTTAGGTATGATCGCTTGTAAAAAAACAAATATATATCCTTCATCCGTTTCATTTTGTAATATAGCATTTTTGTCGTTAAATTCATTTGATTCAATATCTTTATATAACAAATCTCTTTGTGTATCTAAATCCATATATTAATGTATAAAAATTAATTTTAAATAAAAAAAAATAAGGACTTGCCTGGATTCGAACCAAGATTGCTTGGGTCAGAGCCAAGCGTACTAACCATTATACTACAAGTCCATCACCCGATATGGGGCTCGAACCCATGACCACTAGCTTAAAAGGCTAGCGCTCTACCGACTGAGCTAACCGGGTTGTATGAGGTGGGACTCGAACCCACGAACCAATGAAGGGCTCGCTCTTGAGGCGAGCGGATTTGACCGCTTTCCTACTCATACAGAACATACCGAGACTCGAACTCAGATTGCCGAACGTAATTGTCCAGAGTGATCTCCAATTATACTATACGACCTTTTAAAAAATGTAAAACCCACCCGATATGGGGCTCGAACCCATGACCACTAGCTTAAAAGGCTAGCGCTCTACCGACTGAGCTAACCGGGTTACAGATATAGTTACATGAGGCGGGGGTCGAACCCGCGAACCCGAAGGACTCGCTCTTAAGGCGAGCGCATTTGACCACTTTGCTACTCATGTTTTTAAAATATATATTCCTTAGCCGGGAATCGAACCCGGATCACCCGCGTGAAAGGCGAGAATCATAACCATTAGACTACTAAGGAATAAAATATAAGGACATACCGAGACTCGAACTCAGATTACCGGAACCAAAGTCCGGGGTGATAACCTTTACACTATATGTCCAATAAAATGTAACACCCGATATGGGGCTCGAACCCATGACCACTAGCTTAAAAGGCTAGCGCTCTACCGACTGAGCTAACCGGGTTACAGATATAATTACATGAGGCGGGGGTCGAACCCGCGAACCCGAAGGACTCGCTCTTAAGGCGAGCGCATTTGACCACTTTGCTACTCATGTTTTGAAATATATTTGCTCACGATCGGAATTGAACCGACGACTTCCGGCTCATAAGACCAGCACTCTAACCAACTGAGTTACGTGAGCTTTGTACATTTATTACCAAAACACTCAAATCAATTTTTTTCAAAATTATATACTTATGATCGGATTTGAACCGACGACATCTGGCTTATTAGACCAGCACTCTAACCAGCTGAGTTACATAAGCAACAATATATAGTGCTCGCTGTCGGGATCGAACCGACGACTTCTAGCATGTAAAGCTAGCACTCTAACCAACTGAGTTAAGCAAGCCCAATATAACTAAATATATTTATTTCCTAAATACTTAACCATTTTTATAGGACGTCGATTTAGTTTTCCTTCACACATATACTATCCTTATTTCTTTAAATTATTTTATTATACATTATTTTATATTACCTACTATGGACTGGATTAAATCAATTCTTATTATTTCTATTTTTTTACTTTTTATAGCAATAGATTCCGCTAATTCAAGTTTACAATCAGTTCAAGATAATTGGAGTTTGTATCGGTGTAATCCAATGATGATGCCATTTGCTACTTATTTTGCTCCAGAAGGCACAAATATTAGTGCCTCTGACAATTTTTCATTTTGTATTCAATCTATGATGACATCTTTCGCACCATCTATTACACAACCATTTGAATATTTACAAAGTATGTCCGTAGATATGATGGGAAGTATTAGTGATAGCACTGCCGCATCTACTGAACAATCCTCAGGATTAAGATTTAGTATGTCATCTATATTTGGTTCTATTTATGGTGTATTTATTAATGTAATTGTACAATTTAACGTGATTGTCATTAAAATGATGGATGTACAAGGAAAAATATCTGCCGTCATGACTACCTTATTATACATTATGACCGCTGTACAATATACTTTTGAAAGTATGTGGAATGGTATTCCTGGCAAAATGATAAAGATGTTATAAGTAAATCAAAATATTGAATTAACACATGGATGCCATTCATAAACTTTATAGTAACCAATCTTATTTAGATTTACATGGTACAGATGTTTTATTAACCATCATTGCATTTTTAATTGTAATTTCAGTTACTAGTTATTCATCCTATACAGCAATTTTAGCAAAAATACAAAATGATTGGAATTCAAACCGATGTAATCCTATTTATATGCCATTCGCGGGTCTTATTATGCCACAACCTGGACAAAGTACCATGGAAACAACCATACAAAATTTTTCATATTGTATCAAGCAAGATACGTCTATGGTATTTAGTATTATTATGATGCCGTTGGAATTTTCAATGTATTTAGTAATTGAATTTTTAGACATAACTATGGAAGCCATTACAGCATTTATGAACTTTATAAAATGGTTAAGGGACATGCTTGGTGGGATTATAGCAGAATTATTTAACAAAATTTTAAACTTTATTATTCCGTTGATGGAAATAACCATTCATGTTCGTGATACTTTAGCAAAAACAAACGCCGTTATATTGACCATGTTGTATACAACAATGAATATATACAATACAACAATATCAGGTGTAATTAATGTTGTGAATGTATTGAATGATGTTCTTGTTGGAATTATTTCAGCCATGTTGGCCGTCATTGCATTAGCCATTGTGTTAATGGTAACACCGGCATTTCCTGCTGGAATAGCATTATATGCTGGTGGCATTGTTACCATGACGGCTATTGTTATACCTACTCTTGTTATTTATATACTTATGGAAACATTCGCAAAAGATATTATGCACGAAACAACTAAAAAAGCACCGAAAACGCCAAAAATTAAGAAGAAAAAATAAATCTCTAGTATATGAAATTATCGGCGAGCAAAATGTTTTTATGTCTTTTACTATTGATTGTTATTGGGGCATCTATGACATGTTCTTGTAGTAATGTATATGAGGCATTTTCTAATGCTACTTCGTGGAAAATGAACGGCCAATATAATATTGTTTCCCCTTACACTACTAATGATACAACGCCAGAACCATCCTTGTTTATGTTTAGTAATAATAAAGTAACACCAGAATGTTGTAAATCGGCTGATTATAGTTCAAGTTCTGGATGTGTATGTACAACACCAGAACAGCGTAATTTTATAAATCAACGTGGTGGAAATAGAACTATTGAGGATGGATTTTAAATAACCAATTACCAAATAATTTCCCATTTAATTCAATTTCAGAACGTACTTGTTCATTTGTAAAATTAGCATAATGAACAAATACATTTGAATTTTTCATTTCAATAAAATGAAGAACTCCTAACTTCAAATCGGCAAGCCGTGTACGAATTTCATACATATCAAGACATTCACATTTAAATTGGAATGAAAAGGGTGGCATATTATACCATAGAAGCATGATTTTATTATACTTTACGATACAATTTATAGGTGCTGTTGTTTTTATTTTCAGAGGATATGTGTAATTCAGGATAAGTACAATAGACTGGTTTGTCAATCAAACGTATAGATTTATTACTAATAATTTTTCTATATTCATCAATTGTTAATGTCCCAAAAAATGTATTCAATAAATAATGTGGTGCTGGAGCAGGATTGATAGGTGTTTTATAATCATACACATCCCCGTATAAATCATGTAACAAATGATATCGTTCAAATTTAGTAGATTGATCTAATTGTTCTTGAAATAAATAACCGGCAGCACATTCTGGACAACAAAAAGAACCATATACTTGATATTGTTCATTTGTTTTTGATTTTGGAATATAAATAGGTGGTGTTTCATATGAATGTGTACACCAAAAACAATTGGATCGTGTATTCATGTCATTTTTATGTAAACGGGTAGCTATATTTTTTAATTTTTGAGGAATGGTATCATCAATATATTCATTCAATTCAGAATGTTGTTTTGTATTATCATATGGCTCAAATTGTGTATTATTATACACAACTGAAAAAACATTTTTACTGGTACATTTTAAATGTAAAATAATATTTTGTACATTTTCATTAGAAGATAATTCTGGTTGAATCACATCTACTAATTTTCCACCTTTAGGTTTACGACCACGTTTTTTATTTTTTTCCATTGTATAGTTTTTTTGTAGTTTAGATTTAAATATATATTTGAAACTATTTATGGTTTATTCAGATAATCAGATAATACTAACGATGAATAATACAAACTTCCAAACACTAAACCTTTGGATAATACACTTGTAGATGATTCTACAAACAAGGAAGGTACCATTTTTTCTAAACCTGTTTGAACAATAGGTAAATTAAATAAAATGTATAAAATGCTTACTAAAATAGGCATTCTAAATTCTTCTAAAAACCGGTCTAATTTACTTGGCGTACTTAATTGTACTTGGTTATGTTCAATGTAATCTTGTTGTTTGGGTTGTGTATATGTTTGAGATATTTGTGGATCGGCTACATGTTCAATTGTTTCTCGTGGTATATCTCGCGGCGGTAATTCTGTAGTTGTTGTTGTATTATACGGCAAATCATTAATGTTGGTAGTCATGTAATCTATTTTTATTTTGATGTTACCTAAATTTACGCAAAACGAACTATTTTTTTTTCAGAATTACATTTGGTTGGATTAGGTTTAAATTTATAACATTGATCATCAAATTTATACATATTTTTTTCAATTTCTTGTTGTGAAGGCCCTTCAAATTTCATACATTTTTTATCTGAACACTTTTTTCTAAATAAAGTAGAAAGGCCAAATCCCAAAATAATAGAAATAATCACTTTTCCATATTCGGATCGTATGTATTGTTTAAACCCCATAGTTATTGTACAGAAATTACTTTTGCCTTTTTAGTACAATCTACTAATCTTGCAGTAAAATTAAAACAATTGTTGGTCGTATCTTTATATTGTACATTTTTAAGATTGTTCAGCGTAGGATATACAACAATCGTCTTATATTCAACGGGTGAAAGATAAACAAATATTATTCCTACAATAAAACTTATGACAAATAGTTGAATATATTTAAATTTCATACAATGAATAGATAAAATTTACATAATAGAGAATTAAATATTATATACCTTATGATTTTATCTGTACCATTATCTAAATATAATAAACAATATATTATTTTATTACCGCCTGTAAAAAATAATATGATGGAAGGAGGATTATTCATTCGTATTTTGTATTCGCCAACAAATTTAATATTAAATGGAATTTTTTTATATATCAAAAATGAATCAGTAAATGATTTAATTTCAATTGAAGAGGATATTTTATCTTCCTATATAACTACAAAAACTCCAGTCTATAGTTTTATCAAAAGTATTACAAAATGTTCTAAACCAATTATTAAAATATCTGGAATTTGGGAAAATACAAATCATTATGGATTAGCTTACAAGCTTATTGAATAAAAATATTTTTAAATTATATGACAGAATCTACAGATTTGGATATTCCATCCTATATAATGAAAGGTCATGCGTGTGATACGGATCAACTAAAAGAACTTCCAAAGGGATGTATTTATATAGTTTTAGGAGTATGCGGAAAATTTAGTTACGTAAATGTTTATTCTAAAAGATTGATTGAATTATTTGAACAAAATCATGAATGGTTAAAAGATCCATTTACAAATTTACAAAATATTCAATCTTACATAGAAAATGATGAAGAACGTGGTGTTGATTTTACACACCAAAAAGTTGATTTATTAAAAATTCATTATCATGGAGCATCAGATCCTACATTATCCAGTTATTTGAATTGTAAATATTATCCTATGGAAACTTGGAAATGTAATAAAGATGGTCATATACAATTTAATCATACTCATCTTACAGACAAAGATTTAACTCATGTAAAAGGAAATAGATCTGGGCTATATACTACATTTCCTACTACATTACCTGAACCAAAACCAAAAATAATTTTATCAAATAATCCACATGTAAAATATAGTGACCAAATCTTTTTTGAAAAAGAACACGTTCCAATACGCGATATAATTCAAATGTATGAATATTCATTATTTCCCAAATTAGAAAATATATTATATAATATAAATTTTTATCATGGAAAATATGTAAACGAAGATGAGACAATACCATTTAATGTGTTTGTATCCGCATATGATCATGCTATTAACTTTGAAAGGCGTTATTGTGGATTAGAATATGACTATTCGCCTATGATAACTCAAGAAGAATTATTTAGAATAAGACCAGGAATTTATTATAATATATTATGTAGATCTTCATGTGAATCATTATCCTATGATAATACAGAAGAACATATACCAAAACATTTAAAACTACAAAGAGATAAATCAAATGAAGCTAAACAAATGTATGATGAATCTTCACCAGAACAAATCCAACGTTACAAACAAAATTTTATTAGTTCTATACCAACCCCTTTTCCTATACCAATTGTATCTT